TGGCATTCGAGCAACAAGCTATCTCAATTATCAATGAGCAATGGTTGATAGATGAGCTTGATAATTTTAGTTATATTTACAATCCGAATACCAGGAATGTGAGTTATTCTGCACCAGCTGGATTGCATGATGATGGAGTGATGTCAACTGCATTGGCATGGCATAGCAGAAAGGAATTCACAAACCGAGGAAGATATATGGCTTTGAGAGTATGAAACAACTTGAAATAAAATTACCAACCACATTATCAGCATGCACACCAGAACAGATGACTCGCTGGCTGATGATGGCCGAGGCAATGAAAGAGCAGAGGGATGATGACATCACACAGCTGTTAATCTTCCAATGTCAATTGCTCAGTCTATTCAGTGGAGAGTCAATCAACAAGATCAAGCGAGCTGATATTGAATCAATCCAAGTTGCTGCCAACCATCTCCTCCAGTTGTTGGTCACTTATAAATACCAGGAGCCAAAGTCAGAGATTGAGGTGAATGGCAAGGTCTATTGCTTTGAGAAAAACTTTGGTCATGTCTCAACTGGTCAGATCATTGACTTGAAACTGATTGAGGATATCAGCCAAGATCCATGTCAAGCATTGGCAATTATGTATGTTGAGAAAGGCATGGAGTATTGTCAGGAGGATGATAGAGGCAGAGTGCTCAATCCTAATGAAATCAGATACAATGAATTCAAGGAAAACTTTCCAGGTGATGAGTTCTTAAATTTCTTCAGTTTTTTTTTGGACTTATCGGAAAAGCGGAGGCTCGCTATATTAGGGATACAGATGGCGAGACAGAGGATGGAAATGATGATGATGGAACAGGACTTAAAGATTCAGAGTGGTTCAGTTGGACAACTATCTTACATAGACTATCCAAAGAAATGGGACTCAGTGTGGCAAAGGTTACACAACAGCCTTATGTGACAACATTATTCTGGATGAACTACTTTAGGATAGTTGATGAGAACGAACAAAAACGCATATTAAGAAATGGCTGATTTTGATTTTCTTGAGGACTTTGGTATATCGGCTCAAGATGCAGAGCAACCAAAGAATGCATATGATAGATTTATCATTGAGCTTTCAAATCAGCTGGCAACTGAGTTCAGAGATTACACAAAGAAAGTTGCTCAGAATACTGGAGCATTGGCAGCATCAATCATTCCAGTTCCAACTGGACAGCTGTCATTCAGATTAGAAGCTGAGGATTACTATCCATTTGTTGATGAGGGAGTCAACGCTGTTGGCACCAACAACTATGGGAGTCAATTCTCATTCAGATATCCTGGTGTCAGTCACAACATGGCAACAGCTATCAGCCAATGGAAAGGGCTTGACATGTCGCATGCTTATGCTGTGGCATCCAACATCAAGCAAAGAGGATTGCAACCAAAGAGAATCACTGAGAATGTGATCAATGACCAGGTACTGGAGAGGATTGCAAATGACTTGGCAGAGCTAACTGGTTTAATGTTTGAAATAAATTTTACAAAGAATGGCAGTAACAATATATAATGAGCCGCAACTAATTTCACCAGCTGGAAATCCATTGGTGTTCACTTTCAGCAGCAATCAGACTGCTCAACCGAATTTCAGTTTTATTGTTGAGGTTTATATCAACTCAACTCTGAGATTGACTCAAGAGGTGTTCAGGCAATTCAATACTCTTGGGAGGATTGATGTATCTGAGGCTGTTCAGAGTACATTGACAAGTCCATTGGTTGTTGATGGAAGTTTAACAACTTTCTATGATACTGCCATCAATGAATACTATATCATTGTGTATGAAAAGTATGGAACGACTCCGACAATTCAAGCCAGTGATACAAGCACAACATTATATGGATTCAATGCATCATTAAGACATCAGGACTGGATTAATTTTAACTATTATGATTATGATGCAAGCACAAATAATCCATCAACTCCAGGCACATTGTTATTGACATCATTTCCAAGAGCTAAGAAATATTTTTGCGGATTGGATGAGAGAATCTTTTTGGGCTCACTTTGTACAGATACATCTGTCAATGTCAGATTCAGGCTGAAAGATATTACTGGAACAATTATTGCCAATGTAGTGACAAATATCACATTAGATAAATTACTTGTTGTTGATGCATCTCCTCAGACAATAATTGACAATACAACTGTGACTCAAGCCAACTTTGATGATGCAGCATATTATGAGGTGATTATCAGAGGGACTGGAGTTGGAGCCAACAATGGATCATCAGAAGTTTTTGTCATTTGGATTGATACTGAATGCAAGAGATATGAGACAAAGAGATTGCATTGGCTCAATAAATTTGGAGTATGGGATTCATTCACATTCTCATTGGTATCAATTGACTCAACAACAGTACAGAGTTATGGCTATCAGAGAGAAAAAGGAGTTTGGGATGGTAATAATTACACGTATCCTTTTTATCAAGGTGAGAAGGTTGATTTTGCCAAGACAGCATCTGATCAGTTGACATTGAACTCTGACTGGATCAATCAAGATGTTCAACAATGGCTGGTCAGAGAATTGCTTGAATCACCATCAGTGTATCTTGAGGTTAACAATGGTAATGACTTTGAGTTAGTCAAGGTAACCAACACAAACTATCAGCTCAAAACAAGGAGAAGAGATGGCTTGATTCAGGAGCAGATTACAATAGATAGAACATATACATATAGATCACAACTGAACTAATGGCTGGAGAATTATTCATTAATGGGAGGCTTGTTGACATCAACCAGGATGCTCCATTTCCTTTGACATTCAACATCAGTGACATCAAGGATTTGAATGCGAGGAAGGGCAACAAGTCCAAGACTATCACCTTGCCAGGAACAAAGAACAACACAGCTTTGATGCTGAGTGTATTCACATTATCAGCAACTGAGAATATTTCAGGAACTGATTCTGATTTTGTTGACTTTGATCCATCCATAAAGGCAGAGGCACAATACTACCAGAATGGTTTGCTTGAATTCAATGGGGTTGCTCAGTTGATGAGTTGCAAGCTGTTGGATGGAATATGGTCCTTTGATATTACCTTAGTGAGTGATACAATTGACTATATTTCAAGGCTTGCTAAGATTAAGGTTAATGAGCTTGGATTCTCAGAGTACAATCATGCCATGACTTATGCTAATCAACAAGACACTTGGAATGGTATCATTCAATTGAATGGATTACCATCCAGCAACCAAGACTCACAAGGGTGGACTGGCAAGGGGTATTACTACGGCTTGATTGATTACGGGTTCACGCGTCCAACACCTTCCACCTTTGGAGTTGAGCATATTCCACCGCAAGTGTTTTGCTATGAGGTATTGGAGAAAGCTTTCAACTATGCCGGCATAACTTGGGATAGTACTTTCCTTGAGAGCCAATTATTCAAGAAGTTGTTGATGGCTTATCCTGGTGGAGATCTACCAACCATCACACAAGCTCAAGCTGATAATGATTCACTATTCACAACTGAAGATAATAACACTGGAGGCTATATCTTTAATGGATCATTCCTCAGTTACATTGACACGAATGGACCAACTGGATTCATCAATACATTTGACAAGCAATTTGCTGATAATTATGATTGCACAGTTACTCAAGATAATTTAAGCCAAGCTCAGACAACTGATCCATTGAAATTTGTGGCCGCAAGTGAGGGATTGTTTAACTTGAATTATGCTGGTGATCATGATGTTGATATCACAATTGTTGGTGATGGTTCAGGAGCATATACAATTAATGGCTCTTATTCAGTTAGGATATTTCTTTACAAGAATAACATTCCAATGGCTACTGATATTATTTATTCAGGAGCTATCACATCAGCAACCACATCACTGACATTTTCATTTGATTATCAGAGGCAGTTGAATCTATTAATCAATGATGAGGTCACTATTAAGATTGGATTGTTCATAAATAATACAACCATTCAAAGAACGAATTTAACGAGTGCAACAACAACATATCAGATACAAAGCAACACAGCAACTCTTGACATTTTAAAGCAAGCCCAAACATTAACAGCTGGAGGTACAGTCTATCTGGATTCATTCCTTCCTGACATGACATGTGACCAATTCCTTAAAGGGATGATTACAGCATTCAACTTGTATGTCAAGCCATCAACTGCTGATCCAACCATTCTTGAGATTGAGCCATTGTCTGATTTTTATAATGCCAGCGGTGATGCTATTGATTGGACTTATAAACTGGATCGGAGCTCAGAGATTAAGATTGAGCCTACTATTAATTTCAGTTCAAAGAATTACAAATTTAACTTTGAGCAAGATGATGATTATTGGAATACTCGCTATCTTGATGATGTCCAGGAGCAATATGGATCATTCTTAATTCAGAGTCAAAGTCAATTTGCAACAAGTGATACACAATTCAAGTTACCATTCAGTCAAAAATTATTATGTCGTATTCCAATTGATGATACAACATTCACTGATTTGATTGTTCCAAGATCATTTCAAGTTAAATTTGATGAGGCTGGCAATGGTACAGTTGAAAAGAAAAAAGGCAAGCCATTCATTGTGCAACTTGGTGGATTAAGAACTGGAGCATGGACTCATAGAGATGAGGATGGAGTTGATCATGTTGAGACTGACTATCCTTATGTAGGCCATCTTAACAGCCTTGACTCACCAACATTTGACTTTAATTTCGGAGTCCCTGATTATGTATTCTGGTCGACATCAAGCTATCCAACCAACAACTTGTATCTGTATCATGAGAAGTTTATCAAGGAATTGATATCAAGATTTGGAAAGCAAGTCACTTGCTCAGTAATGCTGAGACCATCAGACATAAATAGCCTTGATTTCAGGAACTTAATTCAGATTGATGGAGTTGTATATCGATTGCTAAAAATAAGTGATTATCAGAGTGGAAAGAATACACCAACAATTGTCGAACTGATTCGCATAATAGAGGGAGAGGGGATTCAGACAACCATAGTGACTCCTCCTTATGATCCATTCACTGATCCATTAGCAAGATACACATCAGCTGATGATGCAAGGATTACAGATGATGGTCAGGTTAGATTCGTAAATCCATAAATAATGGGAGTAAAAATACAAGACATAACATCCAAGAGTGCTAAGATTGCAAGCACAGATTTGATTGAGATAGCTCAAGTAAGTGGACCATCATATGTGTCCAGGAAAGTTACTGGTGCAGAGATTAATGAATTAAGCTTGGATACAACTCCACAGCTTGGTGGCGATTTGGATGTGAATGGCTTTAAAATAGTGAGCCCACATAGTAGTAATATTACAATCGAGCCAGGAGGTACTGGTGATGTCATATTGAATGCAGATACAGTGAGGATTGGTGATGCAAATGTCAATGCAACCATTGCCACAATAGGAGCTGGTGATTTGATTCTTACTACCAATCAAGGGGCTGCTAATCAAGGAATAATTAGGATATATGATGGTGCCAATGGAAATATAGAATTAACTCCAAATGGAACTGGAGCTGTTGTAATTAACATTCCAATAAGCACAAAAACACTGCAATACACATTGGTTCTAAATGATAATTGTAAGCTTATTGAGGCTAACTTTTCAGGAAGCAACAATATCGTAATACCAACCAATGCTGCACAAGCATTTCCAATTGGAGCTCAGGTATTGATTAGTCAATATGGAGCTGGTCAAGTTACAATTTTGGCAGATACTGGAGTGACATTGAGGTCAAGTGGAGGTAAAACAAAAACAGCTGCACAATATTCAGTGGCATCATTGATAAAAAGAGATACTAATGAATGGTATCTTTCAGGAGATATAACTACGTAAATAAAATAAAAATGGCAATAGCAAACAGCGTGCTAACAGCACAACAAGGAACTTTCATAGTTAATAATACAGCAGCAAAGACTGTTGATCATGATGCAATTGTAGTCTTGGAGGATACAGTATTCTCAGCAATTAGAGTTGCTGGCAGTGATGTTAAGTCAACTTACATTGCAGCAACTGGCACAGCAGTGAAAGCTGGAGCAATCATCAGACCTATTAATGGAGCCAAGTTCAGTGGAGTCACATTGACATCTGGCTCGGTTTGTTTAGTATTATGATAGGATACGGAAATAGTATGTTCTTAGCAACACATGGAATTTTAGCAAGGGGTGCAAGTGGAGCACCCGTTGACCCCGATGCTCAAGCATTCATAACAGCGGCTGCAATAACAGACCCTACTCAACAAACAGCTATTAATACTTTGGTAGTTGACTTGAAAGGGTATAACATTTGGACTAAAATGAAGGCTTTGTATCCTTTTGTTGGTGGAACGGCTTCAACTCATAAATTTAACTTAAAAGACCCTCGAGATTTAAATGCAGCGTTTAGACTTGTATTCAATGGCGGTTGGACTCATAGTTCAACAGGAGCAACTCCAAACGGTACAAATGGATATGCTGATACTTTTTTAATACCTAATACTTCATTAGCTAATTCAAGTGGACACTTATCAGTATATTCAAGAACAAATATAAGTGGTTTTTTTTATGATATGGGGGCAGCTTCTGGTGCTGGTACTGCTGAAAATTCTGTTATTTCCAGATGGACTGATAATAAGTTTTATTCTCAATATGGAACACCAACTTATCCAAATACTGCTAATACAGATTCAAGAGGTTTATTTATAACCAATAGAAATTCAGCAACTAATACAACAGGATATAAAAATGGAAGTAAAGTAATTGATACAGCTCAAACAAGTTCTCAATTAAGTCAAACAAATGTTTATTTAGGTGCAACTAATGCATTTGGAAGCTCAACAAATTATTCTCCAAGAAACTATGCCTTTGCATCAATAGGCGATGGTTTAACAGACACAGAAGCAGCAAACTTTTACACAGCTGTACAAGCATTTCAAACAGCTATCGGTCGCTCAATAGGAACTCAAACAGTAAGTGATGCAGATGCTCAGGCTTTTGTAACTAACGCTGGTATAGTTGACCAAGTAGAAGCTAACGCAATAAACAACTTAGTAATAGGATTAAAATCTGATAACTTGTGGACTAAGATGAAAGCGGTTTATCCTTTTGTTGGTGGAAGTGCAACAACGCATAAATGGAACTTAAAAGACCCAAGGGATTTAGATGCAGCGTTTAGGTTGGTATTTGCTGGTGATGTTATTCATTCAAGTAACGGAGCCTTGTTTAATTCAGTTACTGCCAATGGTTTTGCGGATACTAAACTCGCATCTAACGGAACATTAGCACAAAACTCAACGCACTTTTCAGCATATTCACGAACTAATAATGCAAGTGGTGGATACATAATGGCTAACGGAAGTGCAAGTGCAAGTGGTGAAGCAAAAATGTTCACAAGGTGGTTTGACAATAATTGTTATTCAGGAGTAAATACATTTGGTCAAGTGCCAACAGCGAATAGTGATTCAAGAGGTTATTTTATAGCCAATAGAATTTCAGCAACTCAGCATTCAGTTGTTATAAGAGGAACTAAAATTGATTTCAATACAAATTCAAGTGGATTAAATACAAACACATTTAGGATATGTTCGGCATTAAATGTTTCTTATGATAACAAACAAATAGCTTTTTCAAGTATTGGAGATGGTTTAACAGCAACTGAATTAAGTAACCTAAATACAGCGGTAGTAGCATTTCAAACAACTTTATCACGTAACGTATGAAACTAACAGAACTAACAAAAGAACAAAGACTAACTTATGTAGGCTTGCTTACTGAGTTACAAAAAGAAGAATTAATTGGTCAATGGTATGCACCTGACAGCTACTTTAACCCTATTCAAGATATCAATGATAATTGGATAATATCAATGACAGAAATAGATTAATGCGTAAACCCTGACTTTCTTTGGGTTAAAGACTTAGATTTGATTCCTTACGAACCAAAACCAACACCACCACCATTTAGCTAATGGCAGAAAAATCAGTTGTATTCTCACTTAAGGTCAACACTGGCAACAGTGTGCAAGACATCCAAGCTATGGATGCGGCTGTTAATGACTTGAATCAAGATCTCAAGGCAACACAAAAAACAGCAGCAGATAATACTGGAATAGATACCTTTGATCAGAAACTCCAGGAGCTCAATGCAAGAGTTGAGGCTGGCGGCCTGACCATGAGAGATCTGACCAGGACAATGAAGGAATATCAGAATCTCGCTGCACAAGCTGGGACTGAGAGTCCAATTGGACAACAAGCAATCAGAAACGCTGCGAATCTTAAGGATGAGATTGGTGATTTGAAAGCTCAGACAACAGCATTGTCATCTGACTTTGTTGGTGTTGATACAGCATTGAAAGGAGTTGAGACTGGAGCAGCGGCATTCCAAGGAATTCAATCAGCTGTGGCATTGACTGGTGTTGAATCAGAGGCTTTGACTGAGACAATGGTCAAGTTGCAAGCTGTCCAGGGATTAGTTAATTCAGTTAGTATCATTTCAAATAATTTGAATAAAGAGGCAATCCTTGGTATTCAATTAAGAAATGCTGCTGAGAAGGCTAAGCAATTTATCTTAACTGGATCTATTGCTCCCACATTAGCCAACACAGCAGCAACAACAGCACAAGCTGGTGCCAATGTTGGACTTGCAACAGCAACTGGAGCATCAACAACAGCCTTAAAATTATTTAGACTTGCATTGATTGCAACTGGTATTGGAGCTATTGTGGTAGCTGTTGGATTATTGATTGCCAACTTTGACAAGGTTTCAGCTGCTGTCATGAAGGCTTATGAATGGTTTGATAAACTTGGTCCAAGAATAAAGATTTTATCAATTGGTTTATTGGCATTAATTTCAGGACCATTAGCTTTATTTGCTGGTGCTATTTATGGAGTAGTCAAAGCACTTGAATATTTCGGTGTCATTGATGACCGAGAAACCGCAAGAATGAAAGCCAATGCCAAGGCTAAGACAGAAGCTACTGAAAAGGAAATGAACAAAAAGATTGCAGCTGAAAAGAAAAAAGCTCAAGCTGTTGATGATGCATTATCCTTTGAAATTAGAAAAGCTCAGGCTGCTGGAAAAAATACAGAGGAGATGGAGGAGAAAAAACTCCAAGCTGCTTTAAAATCTGGACGGGCTATCCTTCAAATGCAAAAAGAAAAGATTGCAGCTTATGAGGAGGAAATAAAACTTTTGAAAGCCACAGGTGATGCTGATAGTGATCGAGCTAAAAAACTTGAGAAAGCATTAAGTGAAACAAAGAAAAATGCTAATGAACAATACAAGGTTAATAAAAAGAATGCAGAGGATTTAACTATATTAAGAATTGAGCAAGATAAAGCTGATGATGATGCGGCAAAGGCAAGGGCTGAGAAAGCAAAGGCTCAGGCTGAAAAGAGAAGAGAGGCAGCAAAGAAAGAGGCTGAGAGATTAGCTGAGATTGAACGTAAAGCAAATGAGGAAAGAATTAAAGCTGAAGATGACCAATTTGAATTGAGCCTCCAGTTGATGAAGGAAGGTCAAGAGAAGGAGCTCTTTGAATCAACCATCAAATATGACAAGCTTAGAGACCAAGCTCATGGCAATGCAGAGCTGTTGAATCAGATTGCAGTGCAAGAGGCAGCTGATAGGATTGCCATTGTGAATAAGTACAATCAAATGGAGCTTGATAAGATTGCTGAGAATGAGGCTAAAAAGAGAGATCTAAGAAACAAGATTATCAGATTCACAAACAATGAGAGAGAGAATGAATTGCTTGATCTTGAGGAATGGTATAAAGAGCAAGAGGCTCTGAATTTAAAAGCATTTCAAGCTGGTGCCATTGATGAGGAGGAATTCTATGATGCTGGATTGAAAGCTCAGGAAGAGTACAGAAAAAAGAAAGCTGAGCTTGATAAAAAATATGATGAGCAAGGCAAGGCTAATGAAGTCAAGGCCAGAGAGGAATCTCTCAAGGGAGTAACGGCTGCAATTGAGGGAGCTCAGAAAGGATTGGATGAGCTTAAAAAGATTAATGCTCTTGTCAATGAGATAGACCAAGCAAGGCTGAATAAGATTGCTGAGAATAGAGATGCTGATCTTGCTAATCTTGATAAGAACTTGCAAGCTCAGTTGAGTCAAGAGGGATTGACAGCTGATCAAAAGGCTCAGATTGAACAGAACTTTGCACAGCAAAAATATCAGATTGAGCTGAAAGCATTCAATGAGGAAGAGAAAATTAAGAAAGCACAATTTGCGAGAGACAAAGCTCTGAGATTAGCACAAGTTGGAATTGATACAGCATCAGCAATTGTCAAAGGTATTGCACAATTTGGGCCGCCTCCATCACCAGCTGGTATTGCTGCAATTGCATCAGCATCATTGATTGGAATCACCCAAGCAATGGCTATCATGAATCAAAAGTATCAAGCTGGCTCAGCTCCAACTCCTCCACAATTATCATCTGGAGGCGGAGGTGCATTGAGTGGAGCTGGTGCAAGTTCATTCACAGCCAACACACAAGCTCAGACAACTGACTTGAATCAGCTTGGTCAAGGTCAACAAGTTCAGACAATGACATCACAAGTGGTTGTCTTGGAATCTGACATCACCAACACACAAAACAAAGTACAATTACAAGAGGCTAAGTCAAGCTTTTAATCCAATCAACACAAGGCTTATTCCAGAACTGATCTCCAGTTGAAAAACATCCCTGGAGTGCAATGAACTCTTGAGCTTTGGCAATGGATGGAGTTGATACCTTACAATTGAATCCTTCCTTTGATGGCACCTGGTACACATTGCAATAGATTGACTTGATAAAATGGTTATCATTCTGCCAGTTGATGTTGTCAAATAGCTCAATAAGTTTTTTGCTATCCATCACACATGGAGTATGTGTTTCATAATTGTAAGCTGTGAAGTTGTTATGCTTGAGGAATTCCAAAGTGTTGGACTGAGCTATCTTTGTATGTGGAGGATGGTCATCATTGACAATGATACTCTTCATGTTGATGGCCACATGAGGCTGCCATGACTGAGTGATAAAGAAATCTTTATTCATATAGATAAACTGTCCACCAATTTTCTTGGCAAAGGTCAGAATCCTATTGGTCACATCACAGCCTCTGATGTTGTTATGTTGCAAGCATGGAAGATTATTGATTCCATGCACAGCCTTGCCAACAGTCCATATCTCAGCATCTGGATATAATTTTAAAACCATTGCAATTGATTGCTTGATTTCAAAGTCAGACTCAGCTCTTGAATGGTATGGATATACAAATATCATTTCGAACAAATTTACATATTATTTATATGCTAAGAGAGTTACCACTATATGATATTGTCATTGATCTTGATGATCCAGAGACAACAGTATCATTCAACAGCCTTGTGGCTAATCCAGCACATGAGAAATCATTTGAAACATTCTCCAAAAAGATTGCTTATCAGTTTAATGATGAGGAGCAAGTCATCACTGGAGTGGCTATATCTGCGAATACTCCCATATTTAGGAGAGATCCTCAATCTGGTGAGGAATATTATGTGAACTTTTCACCATCATCAATCAAGGATATTGTCTTTGATTATGCAAGAAGAGAGAATTTTAACAATGTTAATCTTGAGCATGACAGCAAGAGAGTAGTTGATGGGATATACATGATTATGTCATATATCATTGATGAGTCAAAAGGATTCACAGCTCCAGAAAGATTCAAGGATGAGAATGATGGCTCTTGGATTGTGAGTTATAAGGTAACAAATAAAGATGTTTATGATGCAGCCAAGGCTGGCATGTTTACTGGATTCTCAATTGAGGGAGTTTTTCAATTGCTTGAGACTGGCAAAGGGTGGGAGCATGAATTCTCAACCATATATCAAGAGCTTAAGAAAGTCCAGGAATATATAACATTTTACAATGACTATCCTGAGGCTGTGAGCAACAATGCCAAGAAAGGAATTGAGCTCAACCAAAAGTATGGAAATAAATGTGCGACAAGAGTTGGCAGATTGAGAGCAACAACTTTGGCTAATCGCCAGACTGTCTCAGTGGCTATCATCAAAAGAATGTACTCTTATCTCTCAAGAGCTGAGGAATACTATGATGAGAATGACCAATCAGCATGTGGGACAATCTCATATCTATTATGGGGTGGACTTGCTGCAAAGAGATGGTCAGAGGCTAAGCTTAAAGAATTAGGGATTTTCGAACAATAATTTATAATAAGTATGAACAAAGAATTAACTACCATTAAGGAATTGATTGCTGAAATGAAAGCACAATTCTCAAAGTCAGTTGACAAATTTGAAACAGCAATGTTGATTGATGGTGTTACCACAATAGAGTATGATGCTCTTGAGGTTGGTATGCCAGTTTTTGTTGTTGCCGATGGCGAAAGAATTCCAGCTCCAGAAGGAACACACTCATTGAGTGGTGATCTTGCAGGTGTATCTATTGTTGTTGATGCTGAAGGTATCATCACTGAGATCATTGACGAGAGAGAGAATGAAGGAGAAGGTGAAGTTGCGGTTGAGGAAACATCAGCAGAAACAACTCCAGAGGCAATGAGTGCTGAGCAAGTTGAATCAATTGTAAATGCAAAGCTTGAGGCATTCTCCAAAGCTGTCGAAGGATTGGCAGAAATGACCAAAGCTATTGCTGAAAATAACACTAACTTGGTTAATGAGTTGAGCTCTCTGAAAAGTGAATTCGAAACTTTCAAAGCTCAGCCATCAGTAGAAACCAAAGAAGCTGAGAAGTTCAGCAAAGTTGGCAACTTGACAGCCAGACAACTATTCTTAAAAAATTCTAAAGTATAATAAAATGTCGTTAAAAAAATATCTACGCACAAAATTTGACTGGGATGTATCTGGTCTTGCAGCTTATGTTGATGAGCAAAGAGAGGACTTAATTGTTAAGTCAGTAACTGAAGCTCGCACATTACAATATGTATCAATTCAACACGTCCAGGAGCATCTGCTGAGGATAAGACTCTTCCATTTGAAGCTCAAATCATCAATTACTTATTACAGTTACATTCATTTGAATTAGACAAATTAATCTGGAAAGGTAACAAAGCTACTGGTACAGGTAACTTGGCTAAGATGAATGGATTCCGTCAATTCTTAACAACAGCAAATGGTTGTGTTAACTTGAATACATCATCAACAGCATCAATCTCTGCATCTAATGCATTTGATGTTTTCTATGAGTGTTTTGTTAATACTCCAGCAAATGTTGCTGAGGCTAATGATTTCATTTGTTTCACTGGACGTGAGAACTTTAATTTCTTGACTAAGAACTTGGTTGATGATAACTTATTCCACTACAATCCAGCAAACATTGGTGATTTGAATGAGTTGATCCTTCCAGGAACAAACATGAGAATCGTTAAAGTTAACGGATTGAATGGTCTTGATAACATCTACACTGATGATGATGTGATCTACCTACGTTCTAAGTTTAGAGCTGGTGTACAAGTGCCATTCTTGAATCAAATCGGAGTTTGGAACGGAACTGGTTCGCCTAACTAAAAATTAACAAGGGAGGGGGTAACTCCTCCCATTTTATAAACATTAAAAAAAATATATCTTATGTCTTGTAATATGACTCTTGGCTACAATGATAGAACTTGTACCAATGGAAAAGGTGGAATTAAAAGCGTGTTATTATTTCCATTAGGAAATGTAACTGGATCCACAATTGCTGACAATGAGATAACAGCTTTGACTGTGACTGGTGAAGTATTCTTATATAAGTTAAAATCTAACTTATCAAGCTACACTGCACCAATCCGAGTGAATAAAGGAAATGGAACACTTTGGTATGAACAAACCTTGACGATGATCTTGGCTTCAGATACTAAGGAACTTCGCTCTGAGATTCACTTGCTTGGACAGAATGAAGTTGTTGCTCTTGTTGAGAAAGCTGATGGGACTGTTGTTGCTCTTGGATTCGGTGAAGGCCTTCAGATTGCTGAAGCTTCAGCTTTTTTTGTATATTTGAAACCATGGAAATAAAAGCAAAGTTTATTGGATCAAAACAATGGTCAAATCTATTGAGTAAATGGATTGACATTAAGAGAGGTCAAGAGGAGTATTATGTATCTCTTGGATTTCTGCACATCTTTGAAAAAAGAAAACCTAAACTAATTAAAAATGCTGAGAATACAGAAAGCGACCTCTTCAAATCTGATAGTAACAGTAACGGAACTGACAACAGTTAGTCCAGTTTACTATCTATTTGAATTTGAGCATGAACAATCATTCTTAAAATACTATTGCATCCTGACTAATATCAGCACAGGCACATCGAGATATGATGAATTCTTGCTTGTGGATGGTGTGGATGTTACCTTTGATTATGATGGATACTACACATATAGAATATATCAGCAAACATCAACAACCAATCTTGATCCTGACTTGTCAGATGGCTTGGTTGAGGAAGGCAGAGCTCATGTCTTTGAGATTGATTCACCTTCCAATGAATTCTCAACAAATATAACATTCAATATATATGAATAAATTTGAATCAATGTCATTCAGAAAGGACTTTGTCCTACCAGTTGAGGAGCAAGATAGAATGCTTGGCTTTATCAAGTGGGGTAAAAAGAATGACTATCCTTATTTTTTAGTGGATCTTTTCAATGGATCGGCTTGGCATCAAGGAATAATCAAGAATAAAACTCACTACATTGCTGGTGGAGGGATTGAAGTTGTCACTGGTAACTTGCAAAGATTCCTTCAGAATCCATTCTCTGACTTTACAATGGATGAGATTGTTGAGCAACTTGCTTTTGATTATGAATTGTTTGGAGCATTCGCTGTAAAAGGGACTTGGAATAAGGAAGGGACAAGAGTTGTCAGATGGGAGTATCTTGCCATTGATATGATTCGTATCTCAGCAGATGAGAGAATGTATTATCTATCAGATGACTGGACTGTTCAACAGCAATCAGCTGAGAAAACAAATCTCAGAACTATTCCAGCTCTTGATGAGAATAACAAGGTTGGCTCATTTGTGATCTATTACAAGGATCCAGCTAAAAAAGGTCGCAAAGAGCAAGGAGTCTATCCAAAGCCACCATACAATGGAGGAATCACAGCAATTCAAACTGATGTTGACATATCTAAATTCCACATGTATGAATTACAGAATGGATTCAAGTCTGGAACTATGATCACTTTCATGGATGGTTTCCCTGAGACTCAAGAAGAGGCTGAGTCATTCAAGAATCAAATTAAAGGACCAGCATCCAACATTGAAAACTCTGGTGATATTATCATCACCTTTGCACCATCAGCAGATCAAGCTCCAAGAGTTGAGAGTCTGACTGGAAATGACCTGGATAAGAGATATGAATCTCTTGAGTCAAGCGTTCAACAGAACATCCTTGTGGCTCATGCAGTTGTATCTCCATCATTATTTGGAGTTGCTCCAGAGGGATCATTCAATGCGGCTGAATCAGCTGAGCTCTTTGAGATATTTAAAAAGACTTATGTTGATACAAGACAAAGGAGGATAGAATGGATGCTTAATTACATGATTGAATTGTCTGGTGATGTTGGAACTGTTAAGCTCAGAGATGTTAAACCAATTGGAACAGCTGAAGTTGCACCAGTGGCAGCACAGCCAACAGCCATTGATCAACCAACAGCAGAGGCAACAGTTGATGTTGCTAAGAGTGCATTAAATGGAGCTCAGATTGCATCACTTATTGATGTAGTTGCTAAGATAAAAGAGGGAGTATTGACAAGTGAGAGTGCATTGAGCATTGTTTTGGCATCCTTTCCAACCATTGATGAGGCACAAGCCAGGAGAATTGTGGGAATGAACTCAGCTCCACAACAGATGTCATCTTGCAAGCATGTGCATACATTCTCAGATGATGAGATTGGCTACTTTGCACAATATGGTGATCCAGCTCATGATTATGATGTGATTGCCACCTTTCCAATAGCTTGGGATACTCCATCGGCTGATGTATTCTCAAAGCAAGATCAACTCTTTGCAACCATTGGAGAAATCTCAGCAGAGCTCAATGACTTTGATAAGAATGTACTTAAGTTGATTGGTGATGGTGAGGATTCAAATGGAATTGCCAAGGCTCTTGATACAAACATTGAGGATATTGCTAAGTCAATGGCTAAGCTTATGAGATGGGAGGTCATCACAAAAGGAGAGGTCACTGATTTGGGAAAGTCATTGGTCAGAGAGGTTGATATTCCTATTGAAAGATTTGAGGTTAGATATGGATACAGAACAAGACTTGATGTCCCTCCAGCAAAGAGTGGATCAAGGCAGTTTTGTGAGAGATTGATATCACTTAATAGACTCTACACAAAGGATGAAATCAATACTATCTCTGGCCGAGTTGATAGAGATGTGTGGAGATATCGAGGTGGATGGTATACCAATCCAGATACTCAAGTATCAACACCATGGTGTAGACATGAATGGATTCAGCAATTAGTTGTAAAAAGATAAGACATGAACTATTTACTATCAGTGGAGAATCTTAAAAAATTAGGATTAATCCACAGCAATACAGATACAAAACTCTTGGCAGTTGCTATCAAGCGAAGTCAAGAAGCCAGCTCTTGGAACTCCTCTTTATCGAGCTTTGCTTGATAGAGTTGAGACCAACACATGGACTCAGGACTATCTTGATTTAATGAATGATTATGTTGTGCCATGCTTAGTTGCTTTCGTTGATTACAGAGCAGCTTTATTCCTTACTGAGAAATTGACAAACAAATCAGCTGGAAGAGTATCTGATGAGAATCTTCAGGCTAATACTTTGGATGAGGTCAATGAGCTTAGAGATCAATTAAGAAAGGATGCATATTTTTATAAGCAAAGATTAGTTGGATTTCTTATGGATGATCAAGCAACCAAATATCCAGAGTATTGTGATATGTGCTCTGAGCATTGCAATGAATATGTGAAAAAAGATAAGACTGGATACAGGCCTATAAATTGGATGCAATGAAATTCTCAAAGAAACAGATTGATAAATTAAAAGCATATCTCAATAAGGATG